AGTTATGATGCTAATCATGGTTATGATGATACTTTTGAAGATAAGCCTAGCTATTGGATAACTAAAGAGAATAAAAGAACACGTTATAGAATAGCACAGCATTTTTATATTTCTAAGGGCGAGTGGAAAGTTGCATATATATCTGGTGACACTTTCCTAGAAAAGCCACAAACATCACCTTATATTGGTGAGGATGGCTTACCATCTAATCCTATAATTGCACAATCAGCTTATATTGATAGGGAAAATCAAAGATATGGTGAAGTAAGAGCTTTTATTGATTTACAAAAAGAGGTTAATCATAGACGTTCCAAGGCTTTACATTTATTATCTTCAAGACAAACAATATCTACTAGGGGTGCTGTTAAAGATGTGCCTGCCTTAAAACGTGAGTTAGCAAAGCCAGATGGTCATGTTGAGCTACAAGGCGAAACAAAAGATTTTGAAGTCTTAAAAACTGATGATTTCACTGCTGGCCAATTAAATTTATATTTAGATGCAAAGCAGGAATTAGATGCACAATCAGTTAATGCACAATTATCTGGTGAGCGTTCTAGTGGTGATCTTTCAGGTAAGGCAATTGATAGACTACAATCAGCTGGTGCTTTAGAGGTATCTAGTTTATTTGCTTCACATAATTCATTTAAGAAAAGGGTATTTCGTCAGGCATATGCTATGGTGAAACAATATTGGACTGAAGAAAAGTGGATAAGGGTAACGGATGATCAAGATAATTTGAAATGGACAGGCCTAAACTACAAAGTAACAGTCCAAGAATTTTTAGAAGAGACTATTAATGATGAAGCTAGATCACAGCAAGAAAGAACTGGGGCAGCTTCTGAATATACAAGGCTTTTACAAATACAGTCACCAATCCTTCAAGAAATTATTGAAGTAAAAAATAATGTTGCGGAATTAGATATGGACATTATAATAGAAGAAAGTCAAGATGTTGTTAATGTTCAGCAAGAGCAGTTTGCGATGTTAACACAGTTTGCACAAGGTAGGCCAGAGATAGCGTTAGAAGATTTAATAGAGTTATCTAATTTAAGAAATAAAGACGAATTAATAGAGAAGATAGAGAAAAGAAAACAAGAGGCTTTACAGGCTGCTGGTGGTGCTGCACAGATGGAACAACAAACTAATCAAGTTAAGAATGCAAAAACATATGCAGAAGCACAATTAGCAGAAAAGAAAGTCGAACAATTGGCTATAGAGAATGCCACATTAATGACGAGGCCAGATCAAGACCCTCAAGTTAATGCTTAAGAAATTCCTACATTAGTAGGCAATAGTGACGACGGCTAACGGTCGAGAGATGATTGTGACGACAACTTTAAGGTCGGAAGGTAATATATGACACAGGAAGATGATGATTCCTTCGTGGAAGATTTTTTCAAAGGTGAAAACACTGTAGAGGTTGAGCAAGAAGTTCAAGATCCAGAAAAACAGGAAGAAACGCCAGAGGTCGAGGCTCAAGAAGAGCCTAAAGAGTCTGAGTCGACAGCGGACGAAAAACAAGACGAAGAAATTACTAAAGAAAGCTGGACAAAAGCTGCTGTTCTCGATGAGAGACGTAAGCGACAGGAATATGAAAAACGTGTTAAAGAGTTAGAAGAGAAGATTACATCTTTTCAGGAAAAGCCAGTTCAAGAGCCTGTAAAGGTTCCTGATCCGATTGATGATCCTGATGGATATAATCAATATCAAGATAAGAAGATGTTTGATCTTGCTTTAAAATTTGACCAGCGTCAAATGCAGGATAAGCATAAAGATTATGAAGATGTTATAACTCATTTTAAGACAATGGCTGGTGAGAATCCAGCGCTTGTGGATAATTTCCAGAAGCAAGAATTTCCTGCAACTTATGCTTATGAAACGGCAAAGGCTGATTTAAATGCTAAAAAATATTCTGATCCTAATTATGTAAGTAATTTACGTGATGAGTTGAAGAAAGAAATATTAGCAGAATTAAAGAATGTCGAACCAGCACAATCAAAGCCTGATGCGTCCTCATTACCAAAACTTAATAGTGCTACTTCGGTAGTAAGTAATGTTGAACAAAAGATTAATTATGATGCTGATAATTTCGACCATTTATTTGAGGATCAAAAATATTAGCTATCTTTTTAATCTTTAATTTAAAGGTTAATTAAAATGGTTAATACCACTGTTGCTACGGCAAATGAGGAAACTGAATTCCTGAAAAAAGTTCAAAACGAGTATATTCGTGGTGGACGTTTTGGTCCTTATATAGGTAAGGATACAAATAAAATTATTCAAATGAACAGAAACATAAATAAGCTTTCTGTTCCGTTAGTTGCAAAGCTTGGGGGAACTGGTGTTGATGGTTCTGCTACTCTTTCAGGTAATGAGGAAGCATTATCTAATTATGCTTACACATGTAATCCCACTCATAAGCGTAATGCTGTTCTTATTGACAATGAAGAAAATGAAAAGTCTGCTTTTCGTTTGAAGCAAGAAGCAAGGCCAGCATTAATGAACTGGGCTATGGAACTTAAGCGTGATGAGATTATTCAAGCTTTAGGTGCTGTTGAAGCTGGTGGAACATACTATAATTATGGTGGTTCTAAAGGTGCGACTGGGGCAACTGCTGCTTCAGCTGCAAATATGGACACTTGGAATAGTAACAACACAGATCGTATTTTATATGGTAAAGCTACTTCAAATTTGACTTCAGGTGATCATACTACCTCATTAGGTACTATTGATACCACTGCTGATAAAACTACTGGTACAGTGATACGTTTAATGAAGCGTTTAGCAGAGAATGCTGATCCATTAATACGTCCTGTCATGCTAAAGAGTGATGAGCCTTGGTTTGTTTATTTCTGCGGTTCTTATGAATTTAGAGACATACAAGCTGATTTAGATGAAAATCACAGAGACGCTATGCCAAGGGATAAAGCTTCCAATCCATTATGGACAGGTGGAGACATGCTTTTCGATGGTGTTGTTATCAAGAAAGTTCCTGAAATTGATTATTTCATTGATGGCGGTGGTAATAGTTCTTTTTCTGGTGTTTGGGGGGCTAATGCTACTGGTGACAGTCTTGCTACAGCTGGTGCTTCTTCTTCTAGGGTTGGTGTTGGTTTTTTATGTGGTGCACAGGCTTTGGCCATGTGTGTTGGTAAAAGCCCTTATTTTGGTATAAAGAAAGAGGATGATTATCAATTTCAAAATGGTGTTTCAATAACCATGAAGCATGACATTAAGAAAGCATTCTTCAATAATAAACAGCATGGTGTTATTACACATTTCACTTCTGCTGCTGCTGATTAATAGATTGGGGCTTTTGCCCCTTTCTTATGTTTAATTTATTAAAAAGGTTTTAAAATGGCTGTTGTTAATTTAACTGCTACCGCTCTTGGTCTTGATCTTGCTTCAGGAAAAGGCGAAGGTGCTAGTGTAAAAAGTAAAGTTTATTCTGTTGAAACTAACTCAGATGATTCTGCTACTTCTACTTATGATTTTGGTGATTATCCAAGTAATGCTCGCATTCTTGGTATTTCCAAAGCTTCTTGGGATGATGTAGGTGGTGCTTCTGCCACTATGGATTTTGGTTTCTTTGGAAGTCAAATCACAGATGATGATGATGGTTTGAGCGATGGTAATGCTGTTTCTTCAGCTGGTAGTGCACAACTTATAGGAGATATTGCTAATTATGGCAAGAAAGCTTATGAGTTCGTATCTGGTCAATCAACAGACCCTAAGGGTGTTTTAACGCTAAAGGGAACTTTGAAAGATGCTGCTATTGATGCTGCTGGTACTATTACCGTAGAAGTTTATTACGTTCTTGATTAATATGGTGGGGGATTATTCCCCTACCCTTTTTAAGGTTTGATATGGATATAGGTATTAGTATTGATATTAAAGATCGTAAAAGTGGAGGTGCTACGCCTGCTGATTATCCAGAAATCAAAATGTGGTATTCTGGCGACGCTACAGGCAATACAACAACAACTATAGATGAAGATTTTAGCACTAGTGATGTTGATACAGGAAACGATAAAATCACAGTTACTTTGCCTTCTGGTGAGTTTACAAGAGGCAATCCTTATGATGCTATGACTTGTAGATTTACAACTACAGGAACATTGCCGAGTCCTTTGGCAGTTGATACAGATTATATATTTGAGGATAATGGTGATGGTACTATATCACTTTATCCAGTTTTAACAGATTCGGATTATGCGACTTTAAACGGTTATGAAGACGGTGAATCAGTTCCACAATTTCAAGCATATGCATGTCAAGCAGGCAAAATAGACCTAACTACTACAGGTTCGGGAACACATACAATGACTACAGAGCCTATTTTATCCTTGATTGAAGATAGAACAGGTAATGGTGTTGATATGACTGCTCCAAGTTTAAAGCAAGGGTTTAGATTAATAACAGATGGTAATGGTAAGAAATATATAGAAAGACCAGGTATCACAGCAAGATCAGATAAAAATGATGATGCTTATGGTAAAATCATGGAAGACAATATCGATAATACTACTTTTGGTAATTTATTTGACGGTAAAAGATATGCTTTCTGGGTTTCTATTGGGAAAATGAGAATGGATACTCATGTTTCAATGAATAGACTATTCATAACTCCTGATAAGGTTAATGCTGGCAATGGGTTCCTTGATGCTAATAGTCATGGCTTGTCAAATGGTGATCCTATTCAATATGGTGTGTTGAGTGATGGTGGTGCTTTTCCTACCCCTACAGTTGCTTTTGCTGGTCAATTATACGCACGTTCTTATAATACCAATAGAATAACATTACATCCCACCGCAACAGATGCGATAAATAACACTAATAAATATGTTTTTTCTGATACAGGTACAGGCGTTTTTTATGTGACTGATAATACAGATGTGCAGTTAGAAGCGGCTCAACGTGCTATTCATTATGATATGAATGTTACAGCGAATGGACATGATTTTTCACCTGCTGCAATATCTAGGGTAGAAGAGCTAACAATTTCAGCTTTTTATAGTGGAAGCTTAAATGGTAGATTAAATCAAGTTTTCAATAATACCAAAGTCGGTAGAGGGTGGGATTATCTAAAAGTCAAAGTTTTTATTCCTAGTGGTACAGTACCGCCAGATTGTCTTGATACAGGCACAGCTTTAGAAAGTGGTACTTATTGGATGACAGCAGAAGGCGACAGCACAACAAGATTACATAGGACAGAAGCTTTAGCAGAAGCACATTTTAATACAGGTGTTAGTTCTTTAACTGATGAACAAGTTATTAAATATGATAATCATGGTTCAATAAGTGGTAAAATCATAGTTCATATGGATGATAATTTCCAATTCAGGCAATTTAATGACAGCTTCACGGTAGCAGATGATTTCCCATTAAATCAAAATGAAGATTTAGGTGTTTGGGTCTGTATTCAAGATTATGATGATGCAAGCGGTAATTCTATTTATTGGGCTGGTTATAATAGTACAAATTCTATTCTTGATGATTTTGAAAGCACGGATAGTTCAGCGACTCTTGTAGCTACAGGTAATTCTAATATTAATGCTGGTAATGCA